AAACAACAGCACTAAGACCAGATATGAAAGTATTTGATTTTGCTGCAGCAGCAGATGATTTTGTACAATTTTCAGTAGCTTTTCCTAAATCATGGAATGAAGGAACAATAACTTACCAAACATTTTGGACACCAAGTACTACAAACACAGGTAACTGTATTTGGGCCTTACAGGGTGTAGCAGTTGGTGATGGCGACACTATTGATGTTGCTTTTGGTACAGCAATTACGGTTACGGACGCAGGTATAGGAACAGTTGAAGATCAACAAGTTTCAGCGGTAAGTAGTGCGGTAACAATCGCAGGTTCTCCTGCAGTTGACCAACAAACTTATTTTAATTTTTTTAGAGATGCAAACGCAGGTGGAGATACTTTTACCGGAGTAGCTAGACTTCTAGGTATCAAAATATTCTTTACTACTGATGCAGCTAACGACGCATAAGGAACTAGAATATGAGAGATTTAAAAAATAAACTTATATCAAGTAAGAACACAAAAAATATACAATCTAAAAAAGGTAAATCATTTGGTTATCAAGTCTTAGGGTTTGGTGCTGGTGGTAGTGTTCCCCCTATGATAGAAGCAACAGGTGGAACAATTACAGAAAGTGGTGATTTTAAAATTCATACTTTTACAGGTAGTGGAAGTTTTGCAGTAACTAAAATATCTGCATGTTCTTCAGAAAATGCTATGGATTGGTTAGTAGTAGGTGCTGGCGGATCAGGTGGAGATGGTGGAACAGGTGAAGCCGGTGGTGGAGCAGGTGCTGGAGGATATAGAGAATCTCCAGGAAGTGCTACAGGTTCTTATACAGTCTCACCAGCAGCAGGTGGTTCAGCAGTTACAGCTTCAGTACAAAGTTATCCAATTGTAATTGGAGCAGGTGGTACTCCAGGTTTAGGTGGTGGAAATCCCGCACCCTCTCCAGTAGGAAATAATGGTGGTAACTCTTCAGGTTTAGGAATTACTTCAGCAGGTGGTGGTTTTGGATGTGGTGGTGGAGCATCGGCAGGTTTTGCAGGAACAGGTGGTTCAGGTGGTGGTGGAAATGGACGATGTGGTCCATCAAATCCAGGAAATACTGTAGGTAAATTAGGTAACACACCTCCAGTAAGTCCTCCTCAAGGAAAATATGGTGGTAATGGTGAACCCTCTCCAGGAAATAGAGGTGGTGCCGGTGGTGCCGCACTTAACACAGGAGGAGATGCTAATAATAATCCCGATGGTTCAGGTGGGATTGGAGGAGCCGGTGCATTTTCAAGTATTAATGGAACACCAACAGCAAGATCTGGTGGTGGCGGCGGTGGAGCACAAAGTACTCCCCCTGGTAACGGTGGTGCCGGTGGTGCTGGTGGCGGAGGTCAAGGTGGAAAAAATGGACCAAGTCCTCAAAGAGCAGGTGCAGCAAATACTGGTGGTGGTGCTGGTGGAAACTCTTGTGGTCAAAATGCTCCTAATGGATTAGGAAGAGGTGGAGTTGGTGGAACAGGTGTAGTTATAATAAGATACAAATTTCAATAAGGAAAATTAATATGGCAACTTTTGCAAAAATATCAGAAACAAATGAAGTACTTATAGTACTAGTAATAAATGATAGTGATACAGTTAATGCTGAAGGTGTTGAAACTGAAACAGTAGGACAACAATATTTAGAAACACACAACAATTGGCCAGCACATTTATGGATTCAAACTTCACGTAATACATTTAATAATAAACATGAATCAGGTGATAACTCAAAAGCACTTAGAGGAAATTGCGCAGCGATAGGTTATATTTGGGATGAAGTTAATCAAATTTTTTTAACCTCAAAACCTTTTGCTTCTTGGGTAAAAAATATTTCAGAAGCTAAATGGGAATCACCAATTGGTGCTGAACCCGAACTTACAGCAGAACAAAATACAGATGCAGAAAATAAATATTATTATAAATGGAATGAATCCGGTCAATCTTGGGATTTAATTACTGTTAATATAGCTGAAGAAAATCTTAGAATACAAAACCAATAGTTTTTAATACTTGACAATCAGGTACAAATTTATTATCTTTAAAAGTAGATATGGAAAAGAAAGTATTAACAGAACAAGCTATATATTGTGGAGATGTTTCAATGCCGAAACATTGGGAGATAGATAGAGTTGACCTAGCTCATCATATTTTAAATTCTACTTTAAATAATAAAGAACAAGAATTTTCACAAACTTACGACAAACTCACAACCTATGTTAGAGAACACATATTAATAAAACACAATATTTGTTTAGTTGAAAAAAAAACTTGGGGAAATATTTATAAACCTAACGAAACTACAACTCCATTATTAGAAGTAAATCCTGTTGATCTTAAAAACTCTCCAGACTTTACACTACTCTATGGTGTAAAAGTTAAAAATTGTAATGTTCAAATTCATTACGACGATAACAGACGAAAAGGTAGAAGTTGGGATATACCTCTTATAAACAATAAATTTATTATGTTTCCTTCAACTAATATGTATCACTTAACTAATAATCAAAATGATGATTTAAATTTTGTACAAACTATAACATATGAATTTAAATAATTACTATTGGTATTTTAAATCAGCCGTACCACCAAAAATTTGTGACGACATTATAAAATACGGATTAAATCAAAAAGAAAGTATAGCCAGAATAGGTGGTTATTTAGATAAAAAACTATCTAAAAAAGATATTAAAAATATTCAAAATTATAGAAAATCAGATATCACTTGGTTAAATGATACATGGATTTATAGAGAGGTACATCCTTATATACACGAAGCTAATAAATCAGCAGGTTGGGATTTTGAATGGAATTCTTCTGAACCTTGTCAATTTACAAAATATAAACATAATCAATATTATGATTGGCACTGTGATAGTTGGGATAAACCTTATGGTGAAAAACAGGGGGATCTTCAAAAAGGTAAAATTAGAAAGCTATCTATGACTTGTCAATTAACCGATGGCTCAGAATATGAAGGGGGTGAATTAGAATTTGATTATAGAAATTATGAACCACACATGAGAGATGAAGATAAGCATTTAATAAAAGTAAAAGAAATATTAACAAAAGGATCTATTATTGTTTTTCCCTCTTTTGTATGGCATAGAGTTAAACCTGTAACGAAAGGAACGAGATATTCATTGGTGATGTGGAACCTTGGATACCCATTTAAATAATATGAAAATAAACGAATATTTTAAAACACCAATATGGTCGGAACAAAAACCAGAATTTTTAAAGTCTTTAAATAAAGCCAGTAATAAATATATTAAAACTTCTATAGCAAAAAATAAAAAATATTTTGTCTCTTCTAATCATTCAATTTCTTTAACTAAAGATAATGATTTTAGAGATTTTAAAAAGTATGTTGGAGATAAGTCTTGGGAATTTTTAGATCATCACGGATATGACATGAATCAATATGAAATTATGTTTACTGAATTATGGGTACAAGAATTTAATAAAAAAGGCGGGGGTCACCAGTCTGCACATGTTCATCCAAATCAACATGTGTCTGGTTTTTATTTTTTAAAAGCAAGTGAAAAAACATCTATGCCTGTTTTTCATGATCCTAGAAACGGGGCTAGAGTTACTAAATTAAAATTAAAACCTAAAATAAAAGAAATTGTTAATGGTACGGAACTTGTACACTATAGACCTCAACCAGGGACATTGCTTATTTTTCCAGGTTACTTAGAACACGAGTTTGTTGTAGATTTTGGCATTGAACCATTTAGATTTATACATTGGAACATTCAAGCAATACCAAACGAAATGATTAAAGATGTTTAATAAAAAAAAATATACAATTATTCGTCAAGCAATAACAAAAGATTTAGCATCCTTTGTTGCAAATTATTTTACAATGCAAAAACAAGTTTATGACACTTGTAAAGCACAAAGATATTTTTCACCTTTTGAAAATATTCTAGGTTATTATGAAAATAAAAATGACCAGGTACCAGAAACCTATTGTCATTATTCAAATATAGCTATGGAAACTTTAATGTTAAAATGTCAACCTCTTATGGAAAAAGCTACAGGATTAAAACTATATCCATCTTATACTTATGCAAGAATTTATAAAAAAGGTGATGTACTTAAAAGACATAAAGATAGATTTAGTTGTGAGATATCTACAACTATGAATTTAGGGGGTGATGATTGGCCAATATATTTGGAACCATCTGGCAAAGAAGGTTTAAAAGGAAAAGCAATAAATTTAAAACCAGGCGATATGTTAATCTATTCTGGTTGTCATTTAGAGCATTGGCGTAATAAATTTAAAGGGAAAGAATGCATACAAGTATTTATGCATTATAACAACCGTAAAACACCTGGAGCAAAAGATAATATGTTTGACAAACGTTTACATTTAGGTCTTCCTAACTGGTTTAAACGATGATATATACTTTATGATGAAGGCAGTAATCCACCATATCTACTGCCTTCTTTATAAGGATTTTATATGTTACAAAAATTAGGATTTGCACCAGGATTTAACAAACAAGTAACCGAAACAGGGGCCGAAGGTCAATGGTTTGATGGTGATAATGTAAGGTTTAGGTATGGTTCACCTGAAAAAATAGGTGGTTGGAGTCAATTAGGAGATAGTAAATTAACTGGTGCAGCCAGAGGTTTACATCACATGGTTAATAAAGCAGGTATTAAATATGCTATTATTGGAACCAATAGAATTTTATACGCATACTCAGGAGAAGTGTACTACGACATACATCCTCTAGTTAATCCAGCGGGCACAGCTATTACTAGTGCATTTAGCACAACTAATGGTCAACCAATTGTTACAATTACATTTGGAGGCAATCATAGCTTTCAAGCTGGAGACATTATTTTATTTGGAGATGCCTCAACTTTTTCTGCAATAACTAATTCTAATTTTGG